GGGCTTCTGGATGCGATGGAGGCAGCAGAATGATATCCAAACACAAACAATTTATTTGCGCCTATAAGGTCGCCGTAGAATCTCAAGCCAGATTCACCCGCTCAATCGCATGGGTTGGCTTGTCTGTTATCATATCGGCTCTGGCTGGTGTTCTGGCTAGCGTGATGCTGGCATGACCATTCCAGACGCAGCCCAACAATATCTCCTGTCTCATATAGCAAAACATGGTCCATTAGAACGGATATTCACCTCCGACAAGTGCCAGCCGTGGAAATTCAAAACTTCTGACGGTATGGAGGTTCAATCAAAGGATTTTCACAAAATGTTAATCACTGGAAAAATCAGGCATGTTTCTCACTCTGAAAAGATCATAGGAATGCCAAAGTTTTATGAGGTTTCAAAATGACATTTAAACAAAAATGGACCGAAGAACAAACATTACTTCTGCGTGAATTGTGGGCAAAGGGTCATTCCGCTAGTCAAGTTGCAGAAAGGATAGGCGGATATACCCGTAATGCTGTGATTGGTAAGATTAACCGCATGGAATTACCAGAACCAAAAAAGAAACTCCCACGTGAATACCCAAGCGGAGTTAAGCGTAAGATAGTTAAGCCTAAACCTAAGACAAAGCCTAAAAGGAAACTACCAATAGGACTAAAACCGATTAAAGTCGGTCACCGCAGGGGTCAGAAACGCAGTCCAAATCAGTACGGAACATATTCATCACCATATATCGCTCATGTTCACAATGCAGACGCCAAGGCTATCGGCTTTGATGATCTTGGCGCCAGAACTTGCCGGTTTCCAGTAGGTGAATCTACCGGGCTAGATCAACAGTTTTGCGGCAAAAAATGTGGGCGTGACGATACTTATTGCAAAGAACACCACGCAATCTGCTGGATGCCTAATTCCTCATACAGTGACATAAAGTATGAGCAAGCGCAAGAAAAACCATGAAGCAGCATTTCAACGCTCATTATGCCAGCATATAAAATTCAGGTTACGTAAGGACGTGATCTGGTTTTCTATACCAAACGAGCGCGTGTGTAAGGCTTGGACTATGGGCAACCTCAAGGCAATGGGCCTACGTCCCGGCGTTGCCGATCTTGTATTTATCCCCCCAGGCTTTAAAACCTGCTTTATGGAGCTGAAAATCCACCCGAATAAACAGACTGAAAACCAGGTCCAGTTTGAAAACGACTGCCTCAAGAACGGCTCGAATGCGCTCTGCTATGACATTGACACGGCGGTTCAGCAGTTAATCGACTGGCATGTGATCGTTGATGAAGCGACATTTATTAGACAATACAGACAACCCCGGAGGGCCGCATGAGCGCACTAGATGAATATCCCCTGGGAGACATCAAGTTTCAGGCAGCCATGATCCTGGCTGGCGTTAGATACAAAGGTCCGAAGATTGAAAAAGCTAAAGCTATAAAAGAAAAACCAGATTTGGTTACTATTCCGCCCTTAGAAAATGGTGAAATTCCAACGCAGGAATATAGAAACTGTATACCGTGGAGCCAAAAAAAGCAAGTAATTGTATCGGCAGTTTGTAGAATTTTCAATATAAATCAAAGGGATGCTTTAGGCCCTGACCGGCTTCGTATAAACGTACGTACAAGGGCAATTATCTACCATATCTTCCAAACGCGTCTCAATATGTCAACTCCGCAGATAGGTCACCATTTCAGCCGTGATCATACCAGCATTCTATGCGGATTAACGAATTTCAAAAAAGACAAATGGGGCGATAACTATAAAATGATTGCCATTAATGCTGAGTTGGATATTCTATTCGGCATTTCCAAACCATCATTGGCAACATTTAGCGCCGACGAATTCCTTAAGATGTGCCCCCCGTGTGGAATTATAGAGGCAGCAGAGTAATGAGCACCACGCCATTTTTACCCCTAGCTGTTCCAGATTTTGTGGCAGACACAATGGAAATGGATGCCAAGGAAGTCGGCGCTTATATGCTGCTTCTTATGTCGTTATGGCAGCGTAAAGGATACCTACCAAACAACCACAGAAAGCTAAAGAGGGTGGCTAGAATTGGCCGTGATTGGCCGAAGGTTTGGGGGGCTTTGGAGGAGCATTTCGAAGTAGACGGTGATAGGATTTTTAACACGAAACTTCTAGCAATTGTTACCCGGGTCGCAGATCAGCGCACAGTTAACGCGCACTCCGGGGCGCTCGGAGGACGCGCTAAAGCATTGAAAGAAAAGAATACACGCCTAGCGAACGCTACAATTTCGGCACAGCAACTAGAACCAGAACCAGAAGAAAAAGAAATATATAAAGAAAATGAATTTCTGGAATGGTGGGCCTCTTGTCCGAAGCAGTCAAACCAAGAGGGCTGTCAGAAATTATATCTCGATATCGTCAACACAGAAACCGCTTCTCCTGCCAAGCTTCTTTCTGCAATGCGCGGGTACGCCGGGAAGTGCGAAGACGAACGCCGGGAGCAAAAGTTTATCAAGAACCCGAAAAAATGGCTTGAGGAAAAATGCTGGCGCGATGTTTCCAAAGGCAATCCTAAGCCCCCGACTGATGAAGATCGAATCCAATCTTGGGTGGGAGCTTTCACCAACGGAAAATATCTGAGCAGGGATTCCGTTTCTCAAGCAATGGTGAATGAAATGCTTGTCCGCAACCTGATTACTACAGAACAAGCCACTGCCAAGGGCTACTGTGCGGGTGGTTATGCATGATCAAACCAGCCGCATAGATATCGAAACCAGGGCTCCAGGCACCCCAACTGAAAAAGGTATAAGCCATGACAATGAGCAAGAATGAACGTGAGCAATTTAACGAGGCAAAGGACAAGGCGGAAAGGTTTGAGGATAGATACTGGAAAGCCTGCAAAGAAATAGAAAGCCTGCAAAATGAATTGCGTGGTTTGAGCCAGCAAGCACTAAACCAGCGACTGTCTGATGTGGGCTACAAGGCCCAACTTGACCGCGCCCTTGGCTGGATTGATTGCAAAGAGGGTAATCTACCTGGGGGGATAGAATAATCATGATCAAACTCCACCCCACAGAATACCTCGTGCTGGCCATACTCGCCATTATGACGGCTGGCTATTACCTTGATGACGGTCTGGCCGCTGCAATGATCCTTGGCGGGTTTTGGAGCCTGTTGGCGCTGCTGGTATGTGCGGCTTACCGGGATTACAAGCCATGAGTGAGGTGTACGTAGCATTAGTTTTTGATGTTCAAAATGGCAATGCCAGGATTTCAAAAGAATCGTTGGAGATTTTCAACCAAATGGTTGAGCACGATCCGGTCACGCTTCTTGATTTGATAAACGACAGCATGACAGCACTTAACGAATATCACGACAAGGCATACTACCAAGTTTATCCGAGGTTCAAGCCAGATTCGAATGTATCAGACTTCCCCAAAAAGGATTTTTAGCCATGACAAAGCCCAACATGCTTGACGGAGAGGTTTTGGCGCTGGAAGCCAGGATAGAGGCGCTGGAGAAACAGGTCATGGCCGGGGCAAGGCTGGCAACAGCAATCAACGGGTATATTCTCAAACGAACAATTTACCCACCTGAATTTGGATACGCTATTGAAAAATGGAACCAAGCCCAACCGGAGAAACCATAATGAGCAAGGGCGGAAAGAAAAAGCGTGTGGACAGGGTTGAGCATGGACGCCCAAGCCGATCCAAGGCCAGCCAGTTGAACAAGGTCCGATTGCAGCAGGAAGATACATTGAGCGTGGGTATAGGTGCCAGAATGCGGCATTACGGTGTTTCAAAAACCAGAGCCAAACGATCAACCACCGGTTATCTACTTGGACGGCTTATGGATATAAGCGCCGGTGACGCCAGCGCGGGCATAAGCCAAAACCAGCATGATGCAGCTATGAAATACGCTGAGATCAAAATGGAATATCTAAAATCCATTGAGTCACCTCGCCATGCTAAGGCTGTGAACCTAAATCCGATGCCTGGAATAGCCTTGCGCCTTGAGGATGAGGCAATGCACATAAAACGTGTCCAACGCTCCTGTGCGGCTTATATGGCGGTCACAGGTGTTATTCAAAGTGCTGATCCGCTCGGAGAGACCGCTATTACCCGCGCTATTGATGATCAATCCTTAAATGGAAAGCAGCTTGGGGCATTACGTATGGTGCTGAATGCACTTTCGAGATATTTTCGCGGGCTTGACAAATCATAAAATTAAGGCGATTATCAAAAGGTCAGCAGAAGTGGCTAATAAGTTGGCATCTGCGTTTTCTATTTAGGGAAGTTTGGCGAGCTACGGGTTTGTGTCTCGCGCGCAACTGTCCAGCAGGTTTAGCGCCCTGCCTGCATGAAAACAAACTACTCCGCCGTCACTGCTTCGGCACACGACGCACGAAACAACGTGGTAGTAGCTGGAAGGAACGCCAGTGAAGCGGGGATTTAATCGTGTGACGCGGTGATATTCTGCCAGCCGTAGCCTTCGTTTAAAAACGATGTGTGCATTGTAGGGTTCAGGGCAAGCCCTACCACGATTTACAACGAACCTAGTAGGGGCAACCTTTGCCCTGAATTCAGAGGCTTTGTATTGGGAATGCCCGGTGTTAGTCTCTGACTTAATTCATGAGGTGGGAACGACCTCCCCGCGTACCTAAGAAGGTATAGTAGCAGCAATGTGAAGATATGGCAGGAACTGGCACCCTGCCATGAATAAATGAGGTTCACATGCCCCCCAGAGCCGAACGCAGACACCACCAGCGCCGCATGAAGGTGAAAGCCAAGCGTATAGTAAACGATAACGGCTTCCCCGAATACGCGAATGAGTGTCACAAAATAGCAAATCACCTTACGGTATGTTCATGCTATATGTGCGGCAACCCCCGGAAACACACTGGTGAGGTTACAATGCAGGAACGCAAGGCACATGAACTTGACACGGGAAACTTGATGGAACCGTTAGGCTTGGAATTTGAGAAAGTTTGGGATGATAATGTTCATATTCTGTATGAAGAATAACGAAGACTATCTAGGTTGATATGACAGACGATCTAAAGCCCGAAAGCATAAACCAGTTATTGAAAGCCAATAGAAGGTATTTTGATTGGGAATTATCCCCTTGACGCAAGTATATTGATTTGCTAATATTAATTCATGAAAAAGAGCAAATCAACATCACCTGACTTTTCAGTCCGCGAATTCTTTAAGCGCTTTCCTAACGATGACGCCTGTCTCGACCATGTTATGGAAGTGCGCTACGGTATGAGTGGTTCTTGCCCAAAATGTGGCACGATTACCACGTTTCACCGGATAAAAGGCCGCAAGGCTTATGCAGGCGCTGCATGTGGTTGCCATGTTTACCCGTGTTCTGAAACGATTTTTCAGGATAGCCGTACACCGTTGCAAATATGGTTTTATACAATCTTTCTGTTTGTCACGACTCGTCATGGTGTGAGTGGTAAGGAACTGCAACGCCAGCTTGGCGTTACATATAAAACTGCATGGCGCATTGGCCAGAAAATTCGTGATCTTATGGCCAAGGCTGATGGCTTCCAGATGCTTTCTGGCCATGTTGAGGCGGATGAGGCATATGTGGGAGGCAAGCGCCCCGGAAAACGTGGTCGCGGTGCTGCTGGCAAGACAATCATCATGGGCTTGAAAGAACGCGGAGGACGTATGGAGACCGCCGTGATCCCGAACGTTAAAAAGCGGACACTTCGCAAAGTGGTAAATGATCTGGTTGAAAAGGGTTCTGTTGTCTCGACAGATGAGCTTTACAGCTACAATTTACTAACCGATGATGGTTATGTGCACGGAACAGTACGGCATGGCGAGAAAGAATGGTCGCGCTATGATTATCGCCAAGGCGTCACACATCATGTGAACCACGTTGAAAGTTTCTGGAAGCTATTCAAGAAGTCCATTGCTTCAACTCACATTCATATTTCACAAAAGCACATGGACCGCTACCTGAAAGAATTCACTTTCCGCGCGAACCACCGCGAGCGCGTGAACCTGATGTTTGATCTGCTGATTGATGCGGTGTGACCGCTTCATCTATGAGAGAATTGAACCCATGTTCACTGGCCACTGACAGTTCGCTGGATTCAGATTGTTCTATAAACTCTTGTAATCGCCCGCTTTTCCGGGCTGCTGATAAACTCAGAATTCTCGTTAACCTTTTGGATTCGCTCATGAAATTGTCCTTGACAGAAAATCGCATATAGGCTACCACAAATGCACTAAAGGTGCCACCGGGTTTAGGCCCGAGACACCCTTGGTTCTTACCCCATAATCAGGGGCAGGCAGTTGACCGCTTATTCAGCGGTTACCGGATAATCTCCGGATGGAGTGCCAATCCATACTTTGTCTCCTTTCTTTTTGGGTTAAAGGAACGGACGGGATTGCTGCACTTCACGACAAAACCCGCCCGTCTGAAGTGGAAGATTGATAGCTAGTCGTATCTTCCACATCATTAGATTCAGGAGGCTCAGGCGGTTTTTCGTCTGGGCCTTCTTCGTTTTCATTTCTTTTTACATACCATTTACCGGACCGTTTCCACACCCATCCATTCTTTTTGAACCTGGATAGAAGTGAGGAAACTGTTGTATTGCCAGTTTCGCGTCCTCCATCACTGATAGTCTTGGCAATTTCCGCTGGCGTCATCCCTTGATGTGTGTTGCTCAAAACGTCAAGGATAAGTTCACGAAGCGTTTTTTGTGGGGTAGCCGCTACACTGGCCACATCTGAACCTTTGTTCTCCAATTGCGTTATTGCGTCATCTAAAGAACGCACTTGCACCCGCAATTCCTTGCAATCTGCTATTGCTTGGTCAAGAGAGGATTGAAGCTTTTGACGCTCAGTCCGAAGAATCATCACTGCTATGTTTTCCATGAGGCCTTATATGTCCAAAGAGCAAGGTACGTCAACTTAAAAAACAGTTTAGACGTGTTCTTGCTTTAGGCAAGGTTTTGTTTGACGTGTTATGGGTGTCAATATGGACGTTTAACATGCAAAAGCCCAAAGCTGGATAGGACGTATTAGGTTTGAATAGCGTTGCCTAAACCGTCAAATAACTTGCGTCAAGGGGATAATTCCCTTTTGATTTGTGGTGGAAATCAGTTATACCCGGTGGTGGCACAGACTGCACAAAAGAGAACGACCCCGGATTTTAACCACCCATAACACTCAACAACCCGACTCACTTCATATCACCCATTAAAGCAACATGATGTGACGTAAGTCCATCACATACCGAACCACAACTAACATAAACCGATTAAACGTTATTTATTCAATTCCGCCAGCATATAACCGATACACAGGGCGACGGGGCCAGGAACATCAATCTCACCAGCTTCCCAGCGCCTAACCGTTCGTCCACCATGTTTACTCATGAGCATACGAGCAGCAAGCCCGGACTGTGTTAGTCCGAGCTTGTTTCTTGCGTTTTTTAGTTCAGTGGGGGTCATGCTGGAAAATTTCTGGCTATTAGTTCTGCCAACTCAGGATTGGCAATATCAGATCCACCAGACTTAATATAGGCAGGCATATTGTAGTCAACGAAAGGCTGGTTGTCGCCATACACCCTATTATAATTGTAAACCCTAACCCGTGTTTGAGCATGTGAAGTTAGATTCTGTTCATACCCGCCACTTGTCACAGCCTTGATGCGTAAAGTGTTAATGGCTCCGGTAACTGTGATTGTATTGTTTGAATAGATTGTGAAAGTCATTTTCATTTTCCCTTATGTGGTGGGCTTTGCCCGTTTCAATACATTATATATAGGACAGATTGCCCTACGTGTCAATAGCTAATTATAAATAATATGGAAACCATCATGACAGTACACTCAATTGACGGATACGAGATCACGGATAAGCGCAACGTCAACAAAGACATGGTAAGAGGCCTTGAAACCCTGCTCAAAGACGCACAAGCAGGTGAGATCGTTGGTATAGTTGGAGCCGTCCAGTATACAGATAGTTCAACCGGCACAATCTCTTGCGGGTATCGTAAGATCAGCCCGATAATTGGCACATTGCAGCGCCAGATTATAAATATGGCCAGGGATTAACAATATGGCTCAAGGAGCACCCAAAGGAAACCAGTTCTGGAGGGCCAGAAGCACCCATGGCCCAAAGCCTAAGTTCAAGGATCCAAAAAAACTCTGGTCTGCATGCTGTGAATATTTTGACTGGGTAGAGGCTAATCCACTCAAGGAAGAAAAGGGCTTTGCATACCAAGGCGTAGTCACAAAAGAAACATTCAGCAAGATGCGGGCGATGACGATCGACGGGCTATGTGATTTCATTGATATTGACCCAAAAACGTGGGGAAACTGGCGTAAAGATCGAAAAGATTTATTGCCAGTCATTACGCAAGCGGAAAGAATTATCAAGCGTCAGAAGTTCGAAGGAGCGTCCGCAGACCTACTGAATGCTAACATTATTGCCCGTGACCTTGGTATGATCGACAAGCAGCACATCAAGTCTGACATTGAGATAGTTGATCCTGAAAGTGTCCGGGAGATTGCCCGCGAGGCTGCATTTCTGCTTACTCTTGGCAAAAACGCTGGTAAATAGGTGCGTTCAACCTAAAGATGCACTAATGCCCGTGTTTTGGAGCATATTTACCGCAATATCGCGGACTGACACACGCAATGGTAGAAAATACGCAAGAATTTCATTGATGAGAATCGGCTAAAAACATAGGGTTTTACGATTTTCAATTACACACATCACAATTGAGGAGACAAGATCATGGCCACAGCGAGGGTTTGGGCGTTCGTAGATTCGGCTAGCGGGGCTAACGGGCAGGGCATTCCGATTATTTCTGGTGATTATGCTGGCGGTAATGCTGGCAGATTATCACCTTTAACATTCACGGCCACAGCCGCCCGCGCTGGCCCTATGCCCGCAAATACAGGCTACATCGTGTTTGAGAGCGATACAGACGGCTTTTATCGCGTTGGTGGCGCTACTGTTGTTGCCACGACTGCCGACCTGCCTATCGTTGCCAAGTCAGGCACAACTCCGTTGAGTGATCATGGTATCGCTGGTGGCCAGTATATATCATTCGTGACTGCATAATATGAGCTTAATGTCGGAGATTGCAGAATCTCTTGAGGTAATGACGGAGAGCCAGGTTAAGGCAGTCGCCACACTTAACGTCAAGGCGCTGGGCAAGCGGGTGTTCACGCCCAACTCAGGACCTCAGACAGACGCATACTTGAGCGATGCAGATGATCTGTTCTACGGAGGTGAGGCTGGCGGCGGCAAGACCCACCTGATTATCGGCTGCGCTCTTGAGGAGCACGAGAACTCATTAGTTTTACGCCGAACTAATAAGGAGTCCGCCAAGTTTATCAACGTCATTGAGGATATGACTGGCACCCGCGATGGCTGGAATGGCCAAACAGGAACATATTCCTATAATGGAAAGAGTGTTGAAACCGGTGGCGTTCAGCTTGAAGATGATAAGCAGAAGTACAAGGGCGATCCCAAGGACCTGATTGCCTTTGATGAAATCACAGATTTTACAGAAAGCCAGTTCAGGTTCATTAAAATATGGAACCGGTCAACGAAGCCCGGCCAGCGGGTGCGCATGATTGCAACGGGCAACCCGCCGACCAATGTTGTTGGGTTGTGGGTTGTGAAGTATTGGGCGCCGTGGTTGGACAAGTCTCACCCGAACCCTGCCAAGGACGGGGAGTTACGCTGGTTCGTCACCCCAGCCGATAAGGATGTTGAGGTAGACGGGCCTGATCCAGTAGAGATCAATGGAGAGATATTAACACCAAGATCACGTACGTTTATCCGAGCGCGACTTTCTGACAACCCCGACCTGATGGAGACAGGTTACGCAGAAGTGCTTGGCGCTTTGCCTGCTGAACTGCGGCGAGCATACAGAGACGGTAATTTCTCACAGTCAGTCCGAGACCAGGAGATGCAGCTTATACCGCGCGACTGGGTGCGTATGGCTATGGACAGATGGACAGAGACACCCCCTGACCTAATGCCGATGACATCACTTGCGCTCGACGTGGCTCTGGGTGGAGGGACATCGAGCGACTGGAACCAGATTTCAAGGCGCCATGGCCCATGGTTCGACCAACTGGTAGGATTACAGGAATTTAAGACAGACAACCCAACCCTTGAGATAGCCATGCTGCTGCTAGGGTTGCGCCGCAATAACGCTATTATGTCAATTGATATGGGCGGTGGATATGGGTCAGGCGTCCACAGTCATCTATCGCTTATGTTGGGACAGGCCGGGCAGGATTGCATTGCCCCATTCGTGCCGTCCGGTGCAACTAATTACCGGGATCGTAGCAGGAAGTTCGAGTTTAAGAGTGTCCGATGTGCATCGCATTGGGCGTTGCGTGAGGCACTGGAACCCAATCTTGGCGCTGATATTGCATTGCCGCCAGATACAGAACTTGAGGAAGACCTGATTTCAGCGACATATTCACAGATGAACGGGTATATCTACGTTGAGAAAAAAGAGAAAATCAAGGCAAAAATAGGCAGATCACCAGACAAGGGTGACGCTGTTATCATGTCTCACTGGACGGGTGAGCGCCCGGTCACAACGGTAGTCAAGTCAAATATTCTACGTAATTCAATTATCACTGGCCGCGCGAAGGTCAACACTGGCCGGTCAATGCGCTGGTCAAAAAACAGAAACAAGAGGTAAAATCATGGGTAAACTTGCGGGATTGCTTATCCCAAAAACACCAAAGGTCAAAGCGCCTGTACCGCTCCCGGTTCAGGATGATGCAGAAGCCAAGCGAGCCAGAACACGGCTAAGGAGTAATCTCCGTGCCGGAACAGGCAGGAACTCTACATTGTTGTCCGGGCGTTCTGGATTGGGTGCATTCGTCAACAAAAACAT